CTTATATAGACAATTAGCAGACCAGGTAAGAGAACATGCATACGATATTAAAGATCTTAATCGTTAGTTTTTTATTTGTTACAGCAGCTGAAGCACGTAATGAATACCTAAACGATGGCACAAACTCATGTGACCAAGGTAGTTGGGAAGCATACTCAGAAGTAAGACAGCATGAATATAAAACAGGCACAAACGATGAAAGTCAAACACAAGTGTTAGGTTTTAGATGGAGAAAATCTATTGGCCCTGTGTGTGATGAAGAGTTTGCAGAGCAACAAAGATTAAAACAAAAATTAAAAACACAGTTAGAACTTGTTAAAGAATGTAAACGAGTTCCTAGAATTAACCCACCACCACCTGCATTTGCAGAATTAATTAATATGTGTATACAAATAGGTGTAATGTCCTCTGATTCTTTTGGTGGCAGAGATTTTGATCCAAAGATAAGCTATTGGACAGAATTAAAAGAGAAGTATATGAAAGAGAATCCTGATATTATTACGTTGGATAATTACAAGGAAAAAAAATGATAGAGGTTGTGGTAGCTTTACTTATGTTTTGGGACGGAGAAATTAAAGAACACCGTATCCAAGAAAACATGGCTGCGTGCCTCCGCGCTCGGCGTGTAGCTGAGAGGGAGTACAACCCTAACGTGTCATACAAATGCATACGTAACAAAGCAGAAACTGAAATATACTTAGGTGAAAAATCTATTAAAAAATTAATACTAGAATAATGCAAAAGCCTAATAAAAAACGTAACCCTGTGGCACGGCAACTTAGACATTTTAAGAAAAAAGTGATAAAGAATAAAAAAGCTTATGACAGAAAAAAACTCAGTAAGATTTAACGCAGAAATTGTTAACGGTAAATGTCCAACATGTGATGAAAACACAATGTTAGTCAGTATAGCCTCTGATTATTATAGATGTGTTACATGTGGGGCCGATATGCAGCAACACATTAACGGTAAAATAAGTTATCTACCTGTGATTTCTAATAAAACTTTACTTTCTAAAATAGATACATTGTTTAACAATGAGTAAAAAGAAATCTTTATTTGGTGTAAACACGTACAGGTTTAGAACACCAAAGAAAAGACCAGGAAGACACAAGAAAAGCCTCAATAAACATACAAAAAGAATGACAAAAAAATATCGTGGTCAAGGCCGTTGACAAATATCCCTAAGTATCCTATATTG